CGCCACAGCCGGTGGAATTGTTTTCTGCACGGAATCAATCACTGGCGGAATCACCTTTTCAACGGCACACTTTGTATCGACAACAAGACCAAGGGCGGCCTGAATTGGTCCTAAAAAGGGAGCGAAAGGACCCGTTACAATGCTGAAGAGACTCTGGTCAGATTTCATCTTTTCTAAGGCACTTGGGGTCATTACGTTTCCTGCTGCGCCTGTTGAGTTCATGTAGATTGTTGCAGGGAAGAAGCGCGGTGTTCCATCAAGAAAGAGAGACTTTGTATCATATAATAGATACAGTCCACAATAGGTTGTCCATAAGAGTGAAAAGACAGTGAGAATACCACTCAGTGTGAAAAGAAGCATAGCGAGCCCTCCCATAAAATCACCTGCTGCAAAATGACTGAGACCAAAAGGGAGACTCAAAAATCCGACATAGAGGAGAAAGAATATAGGGCTCGGTGCAGTATCTGGTGCTGCGGGTCCAGTTCCGTGAAAAATACCTGCGCCAAGGCCAGTCGGTCCAAAAAAGGGCATCGAGAGGCCGTATTTCTTCACAGAATCCCATTCAGCAAACGTCTGAACTATATCATAGATCCACCAGAAACCGAAGGCAAATAGATTGACGAACACTTTCAACGCGGCCGTTCGCGGTGAACGTAGAAGAATATGGTCAAGTGCAAAAAAACCACCTACAATTGTAATGAATGTAAAGAGAGTCGGTGAGATTTGTGACCCTCCCCATGACTTTGCGGATGTATGGTCAAATGAACCTAGGAAAGACATCCCTACTAATCTGTATCCGTCTTTGTGCTTGGCAAACAATCCGTAGGCACTTCAAATCCCTTGGCTCGGAGACGAGTCAAGAAATCAGATGGAAAGCAATCGGCCTTGAAGAAATCACATGGCATCTGTGTGGGGTCGGGTAGACGAATGGAAGCAGTACCCGATGTCATTCGGAATCCAAACTCGCTGAAATTTGTCAAGACAAAGGTTCCATTCGACTGCGGATAGAGTTCAAAGTTGCGTAGAGCAAAGCCATGTTTCCAAAAGAGGAGCCAGAGATCCTCAAATTCATCATACATGGTGTCAGGTTCAGTCCACTCAAAATCCCTTTCAAACGATTCACTCGCCCTTGGAATCCACCACCGTTCAAATGCATAGTCTTGAATCAGTTTACGCCCAATACGTCGCACACGTTGCTGTGTAATTGAATCATGTTCCATTGTCTGATATCATTCGATGATAACAGATAGTAGTTTCAATTTTATGAATACCTTAAATTGTAAAGAGTACACCACCGAATCCATCCACTACACGCAGAACATTGTGATTCGTTGCATAGACGCGAACTGCACAGTTACCCAATGCAGGGACGGTTGTTTGATTTGTCATAATTTGCAGTACAATGCTGTCAATGCGGCTCGCATTCATTGAGCCACTTGGTTGAAGTTCTTCAGGGCGAAGTGCAAGACTATAACAGTAGATATAATCATCGGATGGAATGGTTGTATGGCGTTGCCACGGTTGAACAAGACGGAAATAGGTGGCATCACGAACTTGGAATCGGTCAAATCCATCAAGTTGTAAAACAGCATTGGCAAGAATGTCTGTACGAGTTCCTGTTTCAGTTACACTCAGACTGCTAAAGTTAAACCACTCCTTATTATCAATAACCATCTGGCGTTGGAGTACCCAGATGAACTCACGAATAGGATGATTGAATTCAATGGGTACAGGAATGGACTGTGAACTCGGAGGAATCGCAATTTTTGATGTATATTGAACCTGTTCAATTAGATATTCATGCGCTGTACTGACAAAACGTCTACGCTCATCCACATCAAGATAGACAAAATCGCCCCACATTGTGCATTCAGTGATATGAGCAGGTTTCACTGTGATATCTGTGCAGTTTGTAACAACAGTCGGTGTCCAGAAGCACTGTTGTAGGGGTCTAAACGTAATATTAATCCGGACAGGGTGATACTGTAGAGCAAGGAGTGGAAGATAGAGACCGGGATTCTTACAGAACCAGAATTGAAGCGGTACATAGAGTTTGAGTGGTCCAACCAGTGTAGGTTGAGAGTATCCGTCGACTTTACCAATCATATCATAAAAACCAAACTTCTGTGACTCAGTTGTTGTAAGATTTGACCAGATCTCCATCCATTCTCCAGTCTGACGGTCAATCTCCTGCTCACCAATAGTGAGTGTAATCTCTTGAATAAGTGCATGACCAATGGAATTTACATAGGCGACGGCCTCATCCGTAGTGGAGAGATAGAGTGTGGGGAGTGTAATCTCTAAAATACAGGGACCGAGTAAATCTCCACTCCGAGGAACGAGCCAACTGATTTTTTTTCCAAAATCAGGTTCATTGTCTGAATACATTTCAACGGCTTCAACTGCAAAATTCGTATGACGACGATAGACAAACTTAAACCATGTAATCTGTGGGTTTCCCGTCAAGAAAACATCTTGTTTTCCAACTGCGACGAGTTGTAATAGACCACCGTTGCCAGTCATCTCGCGGCGCTTCTGAATGATGGAGTGATTCTTAGTAGAAGGTAGTAGCGCGATGGATCCTCGCATGAATTCAAGAAAAGGATATGACATGGATTTAACGGTCCTCCGGTCACTTTTTGCACTTGATCCTAACACAAATATTCCAATCAGCACAAACTGGCTTATGGCTGCTGATGGAATCGGTGGTGTTCAATGGAAAGGTTTGGCATCCTATATGAGTACCGTAAGCATTTCAAATATTAGCATGTTTGATACGACACTTACTAATAATCCTTATCGCCACAATATTACAATAACAAATGGTGGATTGTTTGTTGATGGTGCTCCTGTCACTGGCTCGGGTCTTAACATTGTTCAACTTGCAAGTAGTCTACAAGGCCTTGGTACATTTGGCTATGTTAGCACATTAAGTCTTTATAGTACTGTAAGAGGACTTGGTACAGCCGGCTATGTGAGTTCTGCTACACTGAATGCAACAATTGCCGCCCTTGGTACAACAGGCTATGTAAGTACTACAAGTCTTTATAGTACTGTAGCGGGGCTTGGTACAGCAGGTTATGTCAGTACTGCACAGTATAATAGTTTCTCTAATTTGATTTATAACAATATTTCATATATCTCATCGGGAAATCTCAATAGTACAACAACAAATCTCTTTGGATATATTCAAGATATAATTAATTCTCAAGGCAATGGATCCATTAGTAGTTTCACCGTGAATGGAACTGCAAATTTCTATTCAACTCTTTCAGTTGGTACTTTTTATTATATTAATGGAAACATTTCAACACTCAGCACAAGTATTGGAAATACCATTGTAAACTTAGGTTCAACCCCTGGCTATCTCAGTAGTTTGAACAGCCGCTCGCTAAGTACAGGTATGATTACTCTATCAAGCATTAACTTCATGGATACAGTAACAGGTGTAAAACAACTTGTTGCTGTGACAAATGGTATCTTTAAAGTGAATGGAGCGTCAATTACAGGAGATGTAACTACAGGAAATCTGACATCAACGGTCATTGGACTCGGTACGGCTGGGTATCTCTCTACAGTAATTTTTACTGGTGTTGTCAGCACTGCAAATCTGGTGGGATTTATTAGTAGTGCAAATCTGGCTGGACTTGTCTCCACAGCAAATTTGGCTGGACTTGTAAGTACTGCAAATCTTAGTGACTTAGTAAGCAGTGCAAATCTTGCAGGACATATAAGTACACCGAATCTAGTGGATCTTGTAAGTTCGCCCAATTTAATTAAGTTTATCAGTACACCCAACTTGGCAAATCTTATTAGTACAGCAAATCTAGCAGGCCTTGTAAGTACGCCAAACTTGATTGATCTCGTGAGTACAGCCAACTTGCGTGATTTTGTCAGTACATCCTACTTTAATTCACAGATCACAAGTAGTCTTATTGGCTTAGGTAATCTGGGATACCTTTCAAGTTTCCAAGCGCGGAACTTGAGTACAGGAGTTGTACAAGTATCTTCTATACGATTTATGGACTCAACAACAACTGCACCTAATGCAGGTACGATTAGTCTACTCAATGTCAGTTCTGGACAATTGCTCTTTAATGGAGGCTATACAGGTTCAGGTGGAGGATCGGGTGTTTCACAACTTGTTGCAGGCACAGGTATAACATTGAATCCGCCCGTTGGTACAGGTGCAGTTACTGTTACAGTTAATAGTAGTTTACTTGATTCACCACTAACAAGTACGCTCAGTGGTCTTGGAACTGCTGGATATATCTCCTCCTCACAATTACAGAGTTCAGTAACTGCATTAAAACAGAGTTTTTTTGTAGTGAATGCCAATACACTCTATCTTCAAGGTACTGGTAATTCGTTAACTGTAAGTAGTTTAGCAAGTATAGTCTATCTAAGTTCCTTTCTTCAATCAACCGTGACTTATAAGGGTTCAAATGGAACTATAGCGCCTAAATGGACGGCAGGCACACAATCTATCTCTTTTACAACAGCAAATCTGCAATTAGATTCCTTTTCTACATTAATCACATCAAATGCAATAGTAAACATTGAAGTTCTCGGTAACTTTATGTTTAGTCCACTTGCACTTCCTCAAACTCCTGTGCCGATTTACATGTCAAGTTTTGTTCAGAGTGGTGTAACAGGTAATTCTAATTATCTGAGTAGTCAAATGTTCCAAACGATGTTCTTCCCTACGAATTATAATAGTGGAATTGCAGGTGGGCTCTATGGCAATATAAGTAATTACTTTGCTCCAAAGATTAAAATGAGTATTCCTGGTTATGTAGTGCAGAGTTTCTATCCGAATGCGCCACTGGTGCTAGGACACTATCTTCCGAATGCTGTTACACTTACAACAACACAGGGATTCCTAAATTCAAATACAACTGTCTTCTTTGGTTCAACAAACTCCGTTTTTATTTCAGTTCAAAATATGCCTTAGAGTAGGGAATGCATAAGCGGACATATGATACAGATGAAATAACACTTCGCAGAGTCTATGCGAGGACCTCGACAAATACGGCAGTGCCTGCAATGACTGTGTTAACAGCGGATGGTGCAGGTGGAACTTATTGGGCAATTCCTAGTACACTTGGTTATAATCCGAGTTTTAACCAAATTGCAACTGATGCTGGAACCTTTACGGCGACTTCACCCTATAATACATTTACGCTCAGTCAAGGTGGTGGTATTGGTTTTGTTCAAGGCGCTGGTACAAATCAGATGTATATCTATTCAAAGGGTTTTAATCAAATTAATACAGCCGGTGGAAATACTCTCTATGGTTTTTCAAATAATGTTACAACACCCAGTCTTACATTTGCAGGGGCAGGTGGAATAAGCCTTCAAGCAAATCCAGCTACAAATACCCTGACATTTACCGGTAATGGTATCCCTATTAGTACAACACTCAATTCATTTCAGAGTTTGAAGGTGTTTCCGAACCTCTCTACGCCTACTGGGCAGATATCTTCTCTTTCTGGATATAGTGTGTTAAGTGCAAATAATTACTCTTCCATTTTAACACTTGCAGGGACAGGTCAAATCAGTCTTACCTCTGATTATAATGCAAATGCAGTGTTTATTGGATTAAATGCAAGTACACTTGTTACATCAAATCTAACATCAATTATTGTAAGTACAACCAGTGTAACTACGTCTAGTTTTACACTTATTGATACATACAGTAAAGTACCAAAAAATCTCTATTCATATAACGGCAATTTATATCTAAATGGAATTGCTGTTTCAGGTGCGGCTGCTTCACTTGTCACATCAGTAAATGCTGGTTCTAATATTATTATGGGTCCAAGTGGTTCAGGAGGTGGAACACAAGGTGATGTGACAGTGAATGTCGATATGAGTTTCTTGGCAAGTACTGTTGCAGGCCTTGGAACGGCTGGATATATTAGTACAAGTGGTGGATCAATCAATGCAACCGGTTTAGTAAGTACGGCAAATCTAGTAAGTCTTGTAAGTACTGCAAATCTAGCGAGTATTGTGAGTACATCATATTTAACCACCCAACTTACTTCAAGTGTAATCGGCCTTGGAACAAGCGGCTATTTAAGTTCATTAAATAGTAGATCGCTGAGTACAGGGACGGTCTTTGCATCGTCAATCAGTTTTATTGATACATCTTTGAATACAAAACAATTACTCGCTGTGAATGGTGGTACATTACAACTGAATGGTGCAGCAATTACGGGTGGTGGTGGTGGCGCTCTTCCTGGAGGATTAGTCAGTACCAGTTATTTGGAAAACGCAATTCTTGTCAGCAGTATATTTAATCGTTCAGGTGTTCTAAACTTCTCTTCACTTTTTGTAAATAGTGTACCGATCATTTTTGACCAGTACGCAAATCTTGCTGTTTCATTTCAGATCTTATAAGTAGATGGGTGGTGGTGAAGGATCCTTTACAGGATTTGTAGGAGATTCATATAGTGTAACATTATTTGAAGGCACCGTTAATATTACATTTCAATATACAGACACTACATTTGATTTTACTGGTGGAGTAAGTTGTTTTATTAATGGCCTTATTGCAACTGTTTCTTCAAGTAGTGGAACGGGTGGAAATGGAACTGCTTCATTGAGTATACTCGGCGATAACGCAAAATTTTTTACACAAGGATATACACAAGTATATCAACTAAGTTATAATTTTATTCCATCAGATACTTTTACTTATAATTGGACACAGAGAATTGATGGAAATAATATAAACTTAGCAACAACTGGAAATGCATTTACAGCAGTAGATATTAGTTCTCAAAATAAATCAATTCTCTTACCCCCCGTTGCTTCAAAACCTGGATATATCTATCGTTTTAAAATTACAAATTATGCGTCTCCAAATCTATTACGTATTTCTCCATATTTTACTGGATTTGATAATACTACAGGGTTAAAAACTGGTGCAGCAAATTATGATAGTAGTATAGATGGAGCCCTATCAACAATTCGTCTAGAAGGGCAAAACTATTCAATTGCACTTGTATCCGATGGAACAAACTGGTCTATTATAACTTTATATGTGTCCTCTTTACTTACTCCTTCAAGAAGTAGTGTAAGTGGTTCATCTGCTACTGAAACTACTCCAACACAAATTTTATACTATAGATCTTCAAGTGTGGCGAATATTATTTTAGCCCCTATGGCTTATTCTTTTATCAAGTATGTGAGTATACTAAATCAGGCATCAAGTTCAGGAACCTTTAATATTTTTTTTCCATTAGGTAAAAAAGTGGATAATATTACAGCATCCGTTATACAAACTGTAAAAGTTCCATTAACAATACCTGCAAATAGTTTAGGGACAATCGTACTTACATATGCTAATAGTCAATACTATATATTAGGGTATTATATATTTGGAAATAGTGATAATATTACGAATAATACATCCGCTGTAAATGGAAATAGACTAACAAAAGGTATAAATTTTTCTAATACAAATTCAATAGGAACATTTGAAGTGATATCTGCTATTTCAAGTACAAATTATTCTATTATAAGTATTTTAAAATTAAATAATGATCCAGCATCGTTTTCTAGTATTACAATAAATCGACCAAGAGATCAAAGTTCTAGTTATTTTGCAATTACAAATTCAACAACTACAAAACAATTATCTATATCGCTAACAAATAAACGATATACATGTATGTGGTTGGCAACATATTATGACAGTACATATGGAACAATTATACTACCCGTACATTATTACTTGGCAACAAGTGCAGGTGGTGGAATTAGTCCATAATAAAAACTATGTTACTAAAAGGAGATGTCGTCGAGAAAAACATACGACACAGACATTATTACTCTGCGTCGTATATTTGCTGTAACACCAGGGACAAATGCCCCGATTCCGTCAGGAAATATTTTAGCCACAACTTCACATGGAGAGGCCGCCTATGTAAATCCGTATTCCATCCCTGGGATTTCACAATTGAGTACTGCTCTTTTATCACTTCCGAGCACGATTTCAACATCGATTGCAGATATAGGTGGTGTAAGTCAACTTCTTGCAGGAAGCGGAATTTCATTGAGTCCTACGAATGGTATTGGTGTTGTTACTATCAGTGCAACGGGTGGTGGAGGATCTGTAACCACTGCTAATTTAACGAGTACAGTGATTGGCCTCGGTACGGCTGGGTATATCTCATCTGCAATAGGGGTTGCTGCGATTCCTGGAGGATTAGTGAGCACTGCAAATCTGAGTCGTTTAGTAAGTAGTGCGAACTTGGGTGGTTTGGTGAGTTCTGCAAACTTGGCAGGTCATATTAGTACTGCGAATTTGGCTAGCTTGGTTAGTACCTCTTATTTTGCAAATCAACTTGCATCTACAGTAATTGGTCTTGGCACGGCTGGATATATTTCAACGGCTGTTGCAAATCTTCCAGGTGGTATTGTGAGTACTGCAAACCTAAGTGGTTTAGTTAGCACTTCGTATTTGGTCACTCAACTTGGCTCTACAGTAATAGGCCTTGGAACGGCTGGATATTTTTCAACAATCCCTAGATCACTGCAAACTCTTTCTATTAGTACAGGCAATGTATTTACATCAAGTGTTATCTTAATTGATACAACAATAGGATATGGCTATACTGGATTTGCAAATCAATTGATAGTTAGTTCAGGTAATCTTTTATTAAATAATAATTCTCTTTCGGGTGGTGGGGGGGGTGGAGGGGTGCCTGGGGTTTAAGGGAGAGATAAAAAAAAGGGGGGGGGGGGGGAGCCACAACACCGAGGGCTCATCAGGCTCTGGCAA